ACTGTTTTCTATCAGCTTCGGTCATTCTTGTGAACATATCTACTAACATTTCCATATCCATTATTTGGCCCTCGCATATCCTTGATCTCTTAAATTAATTACACTGTGGCCCTTAGCCCACATATAAGGTCGTTTCTTGTCATAATTTTTTCTTCGACCTTCAGGAAATTTCATAATCGGAACATCAGATTTTTCAACTATTTTTCTATAATCTAAATTTTTCATTATGCAACTCCTTCAATTGTCAGTTTTGCTAGTGGTACATTCCAATCAAATGAACCTGGAATAGCAACGATAGCCTTTGTTCGGTTGATCTTTTTAATCTTGCCAACATGTGGTGTAGCTCCACTTATTTTTGACCAGAAAGAAACTTCTTGACCAACTTTAAGTTTTAGTTTGGCCATTTTAGCTTCACGCTGTTGTAGATATTTGAATTGACTTGCAATCTTTTCGTTTAAGACATGTAAATCATACTTGTCTGTCATTCTATCGATTTGTCCTATCATATTTGCTAAATCTTTTCTCATTATACATTTTCTCCTTTTAATGCTTCTTTTATCTTATCATTTTTTATTTCAAGTAATTCTCTTAATTGGTGATGAGCTAGTTCGAAGTCACCTTCGCCTATAAGCTTTATAGCTCTCTTTACGAAGTCTGCTTCGCCAAATAAATTTCCTATGTGATCTTTTACTATCATTACGCTATTCCTTGTTCTTTAGCAGCTTCTATTATTATTCGAGTCATAACTGGCTCGAGCTTTCTCTCAGCTTCTTCAAACTGAGAATTTGTCATTCCACCTCGCGTGTGAGGTGCCCAACCGAAGAAACCTTGAAAATGTGATCTTCTATTTCCAAGACCATTGTTAAAAAGATCGTGAACTAAGTTTGAAGCAACTCTAAATTTTTCGAGAGCTTTGTTCTTAGACATTGGCGATTCAACTCTACCTTGTAGAGGTATTAGATCATCAAGCTTAGCTGCAAGATCTTTGAAACCTGGATTAACAGCCCATATAGACTTGAATAGATTTCCTTGAGCGTCACCAGTGTATGGTGATTCCGCCATGAATGCCATTGTTTGCTTAAGTGTTAACATTTTTTCTCCGTTATTTTTTTATCTTGATACCATCCTACCTCATATTTTCATAGATGTACATGCTTATTTTCACTTTAAATGAAAAAAAGTGCGTTTTATCTTAAAAATACGATAAAATGTGATATTTATGTAACAGTTAATTTTGTGAAGTTTTTTGTAACACTTTGGGCCATAATCATATTATATGCGCCAGCGTCTTCTTTTCGATTATGTATTTCGAAAAGTTTCTTATGCTCCATAGCATGTTCGTATGGAGTTAAATAAACGAGGTTCGAAGCCTCGTCAGTACCACCTAAAAACTTAGGTACTTTATGATGTCTATGATAGCCTTTTTTAGGTGGTAGTTCCATTATCTTATATTAGTAAATATTTCTCTTATTACTTTAGCACAAGCAAAGGCAACTTCTTGGTGTTCTTTCTGTGTGCCATTTGCAGATCTTAATTCAATAAAATGAATCCACGACCTTAACGTACCATTCATATATAATCTACTCATAGTCAAACCTTCTGGTAACACAGCTCGAGCTTGTTCCTTTGCAATACCATGTTCTACAGCCCATTTGTAGGTTTCTTTTGCTTTATCGATAATCTCTTGTTGTTTTACTTTCCATCCAGCAATAAGTCTTTGTTTTTCTGGATCTGTTTGTATTGATGCATCATGTTCTATGTCAACGCTATTTTGTCTATTTTCAGAATCTTGTAATCTGCATTCTCGTGTTACAAATTCGAGTTCTTTAACAGGATCTGCATATCTTTGACTAAACTCTTGAAACGAAAATGATCTATGTCTTAACATCTGTCTAGCAATATCTCGTGTAGTTTCGATCTCTAAACAGGCGCTGACCATCTCAAACGGTGACCAATGTTTATGTTTCATAAGATAATCTAATAGTTTGGTCGCAGTTCTTTTATTTGATTGATTAGATGGATTAGATACTCGTGCACAAAATGCAACAAGATCTTGCGCTGTATCTACGCCTTCTAATTTCTCAAAAGGTTTTGAGTAACTAACTAATTTTACCTTCATAAATCCTCCTCAATAATGTTATTACCTCCAAAAAACATCTTGCGAAACAGCTCGTCATCTACACAAACTGCTCTTTCTGGCATATAATAACCTTCGTATCTTTTAATTGATTCAGCATATAAACGATGTTCATTTTGTATTACGAATTCTTTGCATTGTTGTAAGCTATTGAACTGGACATACGGAACATAAGCAGGTGTAGTAGGTTGCGGTGACGGCAATGCCATCAATACAACTATCAACCAAATCTTTGTCACAGCTTAAAATCTTTAAACTTTGACATCTTTTCGTGAGTGTCAGTTTTATCAAATACAGGCGTATCATCAGTCAGGGTTTGCTGACTTTCTTCTACATCGAATAAACGCATCTTTGCTCTATCAATACCAACTACAAATCTTTTATGCATCGTTGGATCATTATATCTATTCTTAAGTTGTTTAACCATAATTTGGCCTTCTCTATCTAATTCTTCTGTTGATATTAGTGCAAACATCAAATCTGCTGTAGCGGGTAATCCAAAAGATTCGGACGTATCTTCAAGCCCAACATCCGAGTTACTATAACCTGAACGAGTCGTTTGCGTTGCAGAGAAGATCGGTAAGTTGTACTCGACAGCAAGACCACGTAACTCTTCAGCAATTGCTTTAATGTAGTTGTATGAGTTAATCGCACCGCCCATTCCTTTCATTCTTGATGATGCACAAATATTTAAATAATCAATGAATATAATATCTGGTTCAAATTGTTTCTTCAACTTTAGTTCATTCAAAAGAGCCCTGAAATGATTGCTGTGTGCAGCGCCTGTAGGATACTCTTTTATGATTAGTTTACCAGTTGTTTTACGAGCTAAGTCTGCTACCTTAGTCGTAAACATATCTTTCGATAAGTTCTCAAGCTGATCAATTGGTACATTTAATAAGTTGGCATCAATACGTTCAGCTATACGTTCCTCCGCCATTTCTAGGGTTATATATAAAACATTACGACCCTGGGTGAGAACAGATGCAGCAACATGACACATAAATAATGATTTACCGACACCTGTACCAGCAAGAGCAATATTAAGAGTTTTATTTGGTACACCATCTTTAGTTATCTTATTGAAGTAATCTAAGTCAAACGCAATACGATCTTCTTTAGTATGATAGAAGTCATATCTTTCTTCTACGTTTTCGATATAATCATGACCTACATTAGTATCAAATGCAACACCTAAAGCTGTTTGTAATAAATCTGGTAATGCATTCTTTGTTAACTTCTCATGCTTACCATCAATAATGGATATTGATTCCATAACAGCATTGTATATGGCTCTATCTTGACACCATTTCTCTGTATTATCAATCAACCATTTTTCATCTACAGGATCACCTTCAAATAGATTTTGAGCGATATCAACAGCTGCAGAAAACTGATCATTTGATAATTGTGAATGTTCATTAAGTTCAACTAAGAATGCTTCTTTAGTTGGAAGAGTATTGTATTTAGTTACAAATTTACAATACTCCTTAAATAATATTCTATATGTGCCTTCGAAATATTCTGCTTTGATAAATGGTAATACCTTACGCATATACGCATCATCAGTTAACATCTTTCGAAGTATTGTTTGTTCTATTCTAATATTCATAGGTTATTATACCACAGTTTGTGATTTCTGTACATAATTAAATTCAAGTAATTGTTCAACTACTTCATCTAGCTGTCTTAGCTGAAGCATATTATCGCCATCGCTGGGAGAAGATAATGGATAGGGATGTACCTCTATAAAAAATGACTCAACACCAAGAGCAGCTGCGGCACGCAACATGCTAGGAACATACCTACTATCACCGCTGCTCTTATCACCACCTCCTCCAGGTCTCTGGACTGAGTGAGTAGCGTCAAAGAAAAGGGAGTTCCCAAGGCTTTGCAACATATGAACCATACCAG